CTCAGTATGCAGTATGGGTTGAAGAATACGATCAGCAAGGAACTCCAGTAATGATTGGCGAAGGAACTGAGAAAACTCAAATCGACGTTCAATACAAAGAGCAGAGAGCTAAGGTTGAGAAAATCGGTGTACACATGAAGGTTTCTATGGAAATGTTGGAAGATGCTGCTTACTTGGCTTCTTACATCCAAACCAATGGTGTAAAGCGTGTTGAGACTGTAATCGAAAACCAATTGTTTACTGGTAACGGAACTTCTCCACAGCTTGCTGGTTTGCTTTCTAAGTCTACCACTTTCACTGGCGGTTCAATGGCTGGTGGTGTTGAGTCTGCTACTAACTGGGATGTTATCCACGGAATTATCGCTCAAGTAAGAGCTGCTAACGGAACTGCTACAGGAGTATTTGTTGAGACTGGACAGTATCACTTGATGCTTTCTGAGAAAGATGCAGAGAAGCAATATATCTTGCCAGCTGGCGTTACTTTCAACGCACAAGGTGGAATTACTGCTTGGGGTGTAAACATTATCCCAACCAACGCTTTGACTGGAACTGCTGCTAACTTTGTAGGTGGTGACCTTTCAGTTATCAACGTACGTTTGAGAAGCGGTTTGCAGGTAGCTATCGGAGAGTCTGGCGATGACTTCATCGACAACTTGAAGACTGTAAGAATTGAGCAGCGTTTGGTGCAGTTTATCTCTGCTAACGATACTCCGGTATTGGTTAAAGGAACTTTTGCAGCTGCAAAGGCTATCCTTGAAACTACTTAATAGTGTTTTGTGTTTGTGTTTAGTATAAAAGGGCGAGAAATTTTCTCGCCTTTTTTTGTTTAACTAGTTCAAAATCATTTACTTTAAAATAAATTATTTGATATGGCAACATTTACGATGTGTAAGCCGCAAAGATGCAAACTAAAATTATCCTGCCTTCGGTTTACTTCTAAGGCTAGTGAAGGTCAGGTTTACTTTAATGAAGAACCATGCAACCATGAAGGGACTGATTGCAAAGTATATTTCAAAAAAAATTGTAAGCCTTGTGGCGAAATATAATTATGAAAAAACCTACAAAAAAAACGCTTAATTCAATTGACATGATTAAAATCATGGAATCAATTCCAAATGATGACACCAATTTTCAATATATAGATATGAAAGCTGGAGAAGAGCATTATAGATTACTTACCTGGATTGGTGGCCAGGTAAAAGGTAATATTATGGAATTAGGGACTTTTAGAGGACATTCAGCTCTTTGTCTCTCTAAATCAGGAAACAAGGTATTTAGCTATGATGTTCAAGATTATATTTCTTTAAATGATAAGCCTGAGAATGTTACGTTTTCAATAATGGAAAATGGTCATAAATTTATTGATGATTCTTTTGATTTATTGTTTATTGACACAATGCATGATGGTATTTACGAACAAGAAGTATTAAACCATTTAAGAGAAATTAAATGGAAAGGAATAGTTTTAATGGATGATATTGTGCTTTTTGATGAGCTTTCTAAACTTTGGGAACAAATTCCAGAACAGAAAGCAGATTGGACAGATATTGGTCATCATTCAGGTACAGGAATAATTTGGTTTAAATGAAATTATCAATTTTAGTCCCTTCAGTAGCAGAGCGAAGAAAAACCTTTTTGCCTAAATCATTGGATATGCTTTATGGTCAATTAGAAGCATTGCCAGAGCAAGACCAAAAGGAGGTTGAAATTATCTATTTAATTGATAATAAAACGATAATGCTTGGAGACAAGCGAAACCTTTTGGTAGACATGGCAAATGGCGATTACATTGCATTTGTTGATTGCGATGATAGGATAAGCTCAGATTATATTTTAAGCCTTTTAGAAGGCATAAAAAGCAATGCAGATGCGATTGTATTTTTAGCCGAGGTATCATTAAATGGAAATCCGCCAAAGATTTGCAGGTATTCTAAAGATTACATTAGAGACTATAACACCGAAACTGAATATCATAGGTTGCCAAACCATATTCCTTGTATAAAAAAGTCAATAAGTAAAAAGGCTTCTTTTCCTTCACTGAAAAGAGCTGAAGACTCAGGCTATGCAAAGTTATTAAGGCCATATATAAGTACTGAGCATAAGATAGACAAGGTGCTTTATTATTACGATTATAATGATATGACTACCGTCGCTCAAGAGGATATTTTAGAAATTAGACATAAAAAAGCAAATATGGGAAAAATTGTTGCAGATGTTGTGTTTATAAGCAATGCTCAAAAACTTGGAAAAGATTTTACCCAAATGGCAATAGATACGGCAATTAAAGGTGCTAATGGATTGAGAATTAATTGCATTGTAATTGAATCAATGCCAAACATATTTTATAAAAACGCAAGTACATTTAATCCTGACAAAGATTTTAATTATAATTACTATTTAAATTTTGGAGCGGTTCGAGGAAATGCTCCTTGGATTATGTTTTGCAATAATGATTTAATATTCCGAAATGGATGGCTTCACGCTTTAATTTCAGCAGACTATCCTATAGTAAGTCCAATTTCCCCAAAAGATTTTAGGCAAAAAGATATAACAGAAAATGAAATTGGTTGGCAATGCGGAAGGAATTTATCTGGATGGGCATTTATGATGAAACGCGATTTATGGAATCAAATAGGAGGCTTGGACAATGATTTTGATTTTTGGTTTGCAGATAATAGCCTAATTGGTCAACTAAAAAAAATAGATTTACCTCCAATGCTTGTGCCTTCTAGTAGAGTTGACCATATTGGAAGCCAGACATTTAAAACAAAAACAATAGACGAAAGGAATGATTTAATGTGGTCAAAATTAGATTTATTTAACCAGAAATATAACGAGACTTTATTTAATGATCACCCAAACTTTATCCAATGGAAAAAATCGCAATCTGTATAACTACTAGGAATAGGCATTCTGTTTTAGATTTTTCTTTAGCTGAATGGAAAAAATATAAACCTAAAAATGCTAAAATATTTATTGTTGATGATGCATCTACTATACCAGTAAAGAATTCAAGTTTTAGGTTTGATAAGCAGCAAGGCATAGCAAAAGCAAAAAATAAATGCTTGGAATTAGCTGAGGATTTTGATTTTGTTTTTTTAGCAGACGATGACATTTACCCAAAAATTAAAGGATGGGAAAAACCTTATATTAAATCCAATCTGAATCATTTGGCTTTGACATTTGAAAAAAATCACAGAAATCAATTTTATAGTCCATCAGTAAGAAAAGAAGGAGAATGGAATGGCTTTACAACTTATAAAGCTCCAAATGGATGTTTGCTTTTTTTAACACAAAAGACAATCAAAACGGCTGGAGGTATGAGGCCAGAATTTAGCATTTGGGGATTTGAACACGTTGAATATAGTCAGAGGATTAACCTACTAGGATTAACTCCGTATCCTTACATTGATTTGCCAAATAGCCTAGATTTATTTCACGTTTGCGATTATTACAATGAGTTTAAAAGTTCAATTCCAATAGATGTAAAAAGAGAAAGTGGGAAACATAATTTAAAAGTATGGGAGGAGCTTGGAGGTAAACCAGAATTTGTTGCTTACAAATGAAAATATTTTATTCAAACCCATTTAGCTTAGATAAAGACATTGGCAAAGCCTACAATGAATACTTGGCCAGCATAAATGCAAATGATGACGATTGGATAGTGATGCAAGACGGAGACATATTGTATCTGACTCCAGATTGGGGGAAGAGAATACATGATGCTTTGTCTTTAGATGGAGACAAATTTGGCTTGGTGGGATGCTATACCAATCGGCTAAGATCAAAGCACCAACTGCATGGAAAAGCGTTTAGCAACGATTTAAACATTAGAAACCATTACAACATCGCCATGTCATATGAGGGGGGTGGGGTAGAAGAAATCAAAGATTATATTGCCGGATTCTTCATGGCATTTCAGTACAAGACTTGGAAGAAAATTAAGTTTACTGAAAATAGCTTGGCTTTTGATTCTTTGTTTTCTATGAGAGTTAAGGAGCTTGGATTAAAGGTTGGATTGATTAGGTCACTTTATGTTTTCCATTCTTATAGA